CGCAGATCCTCCGCGAGGCGGAGAAGTTCGGGATCGCGGCCGGGCATGTCGTCAATTATCAGCGGCTTGAGAAGCTCGACCTTTCGGATTTCGGCGGGGCGATCCTCGACGAGAGCAGCATCCTCAAGAGCTTCGACGGCCATTATCGGACGCTGTTGATCCGCGAGTGCCAGAAGGTGCCGTTCCGCCTGGCGGCGACGGCGACGCCGGCACCGAACGACCTGATGGAGATCGGCAACCATGCCGAGTTCCTCGGGATCATGAGCGTGACCGACATGCTCGCGACCTTCTTCGTCCATGATGGCGGCGACGTGCGGAAATGGCGGCTCAAGGGCCATGCCGCCGACGATTTCTGGCGCTGGGTGGCCTCGTGGGCGGTGATGCTGCGCAAGCCCAGCGATCTCGGCTTCTCGGATGCGGGCTATGACCTGCCGCCGCTCCATATGCATGAGCATAAGGTCGAGGTGGATTTCGCGCCCAATGGCGAGAGCGGCCTGCTCTTCCCCATGGAGGCCGTGACGCTGCAGGAGCGACTGGCGGCGCGGCGGGCCTCGGTCGGCGAGCGGTGCAGCCGGGCGATCGACCTGACGCCGCGCGACGATCTGTGCGTCTGGTGGTGCAACCTCAACGAGGAAGCCGAGCGGATCGCCAAGGCGATCCCCGGCGCGGTCAACCTCCATGGCGGTCTCAAGGACAGCGAGAAGGAGCGGATCGTCCTGCGCTTCACCGAGGGCGATATCCGGACGCTCGTCACGAAGACGAGCATCGCCGGCTTCGGGCTCAACTGGCAGCATTGCGCGACGACCGGCTTCGTCGGCCTCAATGACAGCTTCGAGCAATATTATCAGGCGATCCGGCGCTTCTGGCGGTTCGGGCAAATGCGGGACGTGAACTGCCACGTGATCGCGGCCGAAACCGAGGGCGCCACCGTCGCCAATATCCGTCGCAAGGAAGCCGAGGCCGATCACATGGCCGAGCAGATGGTCCGCCACATGGCCGACCTCTCAGCCGCCGAGGTGCGCGGCACGGTGCGCGACACAGCGAAATATCAACCGACGGCGCCGGTCCGGGTGCCGTCCTGGCTGGAGGCGGCGTGATGGAATTCCATAAGCTCGACACCGAGGATCAAGTCTTCTTCTACGAACAGGACTTCTATGTCCTGTCGAACTTCTCGGCCTTCGCAATCAAGTGGCACAGATTGGACTTCGCGACGAGCGAACACGCCTATCACTGGGCGCGGTTCAAAGTTGACGTTGATACTCGCCAAATAATGCTCGGCGACGATCCCCGGACCGTCATTGCAGGATCCTTGGCCGATAGTGTCCGAACGGCGCCGTCGGCGCATGAAGCTTTCCGTATCGCGCAGGACGGCAAGGCGTTTCAACGCTCCAACTGGAATGACATCAAAGTGGATGTCATGCGCGAGATCCTTCGCTTGAAGGTGTCTCAGCACGAATATGTGCGCCGGAAGCTACTGGCGACCGGTAACCGTGAGCTGGTCGAGGATAGCTGGCGCGACGATTTCTGGGGTTGGGGTCCAAACCGCGACGGTCAGAATATGCTCGGCAAGTTGTGGATGGAGGTTCGCGCCGAGCTTCATTCGGAGTTGGCAGCATGAGCGCCGTCAATCATCCCGCCCATTACGGCGGCGCCGACAATCCGCACGAGGCGATCAAGGTGATCGAGGCGTGGGGCCTCGGCTTCAACCTGGGCAACACCGTCAAATATATCTCGCGCTCCGAGAAGAAGGGCGCGCCGGTCGAGGATCTCGAAAAGGCGCGCTGGTATCTCGATCGCGAGATCGCCAACCGAAAGGCGGCCTCCCATGGATAAGATCGACCTTCTCGATCATGGTTTCGTGCGCCTCGTCGACAGCATGGGGAGTGATCTCTCCATCGCTCGCGCCGCGCGGGTCTCCTTTGAGGCCGCCTGGCGGGCGGGCGAGGATGAGGGCAGCGATGCCCGGCTCATCCGCTACCTCTGGCGCAACCATCACACGACACCGTTCGAGGCTGTGACCTTCACCTTCGAGGTCAAGGCGCCGATCTTCGTCTTCCGCCAGTGGCATCGTCATCGGACATGGTCGTTCAATGAATTGAGCGCCCGTTATCGCGAGTTGCCGGAGGAGTTCTATGTTCCGGAGCCCGACCTGATCGGCGTCCAATCGGCGTCATCGAAGCAGGCCCGCGATATTCAGGAGGGGCCGGACACCCGCGAAGGCGAGGCCGAAATGGCGCGCGGTATGATGGGCGGCGCGTTCGATGCCTATCGCTTCCTGCTCGACGCCGGATGGCCGCGCGAGCTCGCCCGGTCGGTGCTGCCCGTGAGCACCTACAGCCATATGTTCGCGACGGTCGATCTGCTGAACCTGATGAAGTTCCTGACCCTGCGTTGCGACGGTCACGCGCAATATGAGATCCGGGTCTATGCCGAGGCGATGCGGGATCTCGCGCGGCAGATCGTGCCCGTCGCGATCGAGGCATGGGAGCGCGAGGCGGGAAGCTTCCAGGATCGCGTCGCGCCATGGATGCAGGAATGTTTCGGTCCGGTGATCAGCGCCGATCGCTTTGAGCGGGGCGATCGGTTTCTGGAGGAGGTCTTCGAGCTTCTCCAATCGGGCGGCTATGACCGGGATCGGGTATCGGCGCTGGTCGATTATGTCTGGAGCCGTCCCGTCGGCGAGCCGTCGCAGGAAGTCGGCGGGGTCATGGTGACGTTGGCGGCATATTGCCTCGCCCATGGCCTCGATATGCACAAATGCGGCGAGGATGAGCTGCGCCGGATCTCGGCACCGACCGTCATCGAGAAGATCAGGGCGAAGCAAGCCGCCAAGGCACGGGATATCCCGTTCTCGCCGCTTCCGCAGGTCACGCAATGATCGCCGCCGTCGACCAGCTCGTGACCGAGCGCTTCGCCATCTATCAGGGCGATAGCTGTGAGCTGCTGCAGGCCTTTCCGGCCGAGAGCGTCGGCTATGGCGTCCACTCGCCGCCGTTCGAGGGGCTCTATCGCTTCTCGAACAGCGACCGGGACGTGTCCAACAATGAGGGCGCGGCCTTCTGGACGCATTACGGCTTCATCATCGGCGAGGTCTTCCGGCTGACGAAGCCGGGGCGGCTGCACAGCGTCCATGTCATGCAGCTCCCGACCTCGAAGATCCGCCACGGCCAGATCGGCATGCGCGACTTCCGCGGCGAGGTGATCCGCGCCTGGGAGGCGGCGGGGTGGATCTTCCATAGCGAGGTCTGCATCTGGAAGGATCCCGTCGTCGCGCAGCAGCGCACGAAATCGATCCGTTTGCTCCATAAGCAGGTCGTCAAGGACAGCGCGCTCAGCGGGCAAGGCCTCGCCGACTATATCGTCACCTTCCGCAAGCCCGGCGACAATCCGGCGCCGATCGCGGGATGCTTCGATCGCTATATCGGCGACGGGGTCGAGCCCGACCGGTCGAAATATACGCACGCGATGGACGGGCGGAACTGGTACTCGATCGAGGTCTGGCAGCGCTACGCCTCGCCGGTCTGGATGGACATCAACCAGAGCCGCACGCTGCAATATCGCGGCGGTCGCGACGCCAAGGACGAGCAGCATATCAGCCCGCTCCAGCTCGACGTGATCGAGCGGTGCATCGACCTGTGGAGCAACCCCGGCGACACCGTCCTGACGCCGTTTCTCGGCATCGGGAGCGAGGTTTGGTGCGCGGCGCGGATGGGCCGCCTCGGGCTCGGGATCGAGCTCAAGGACACCTATTTCCGCCAGGCGGTCCGCAACCTCCAGGATCTCGACGAGCCGAAACCCGGTGAGGATCTCTTCGCCGAGGCGGAGGGCGTGGAGGCGTGACAAAGGTCTCGGGCCTCAATCCGATCGACACTGCGCCTCGGGATGGCCGGGTCATCTGGGTCATGGATGAATCGGTCGGGGCCTATGCGATGGCGTGGAACGCCACGGCCACCAACGGTCTGTTTCCGGGCGTTGTCGGCTTTTGGGAGGCGGCGGACAAGTCGTTCACATGGAGCGAACATGACGGGCAGGGGCCGTCCTACTGGTGGCCCCTGGACGAGGCGGCGACATGATCGAGCGGCCGATCCTCTCGGCTCGTCATTCGGTGCTGCTCGGCGTGCTGGAACAGGCGGCGCTCAACGGTCGGCGGTGCCCGACGAACGAGGATCTCTGCGATCTGCACGGAGCCTCGGCTTCCTATTGGGGCGTCGTTTTGGGCGAGCTGGAGCATCTGGGCATCATCAGCGTCACCCGCTTCTCGCATGGCCGCGAGGTTGAGATCCTCGGCACGGGGCAGCGGACGGCGGCGATGGCGACGATCAAGCGTGAGCAACGGCAGCTCCGATCCGCAGGCCGGGGGCAGTGGGGCCGTCCCGACATCGATGATGACGGCCTCGATATCTTTCGCGGGGACGTGCCGCTCGATCAATATGTCGATCGGGATCCCTGCCCGCGATGCGCGGTGCGCGCCGATGTCGGCTGCAAGCATCGTCCGCCGAGCGGCACCGTGACGCCGGCCTTCGTCGGTGAGCCCGACGGACGGCGGACCGAGGGCGCGGGGGTCTATTTCAATTTCAAGAGGAGGGGTCGGTGAGCGGGAGCGTCAACAAGGCGATTTTGGTCGGCAATCTGGGGCAGGAT